GGGTTGACGGTGGCGTAGCGAGGCGACATCACAGCGGCGTTCTCGTTGAGCTTCTGCTGGGCTTGCAGCAGAACCAGCGAGGTGGCCGGGGTGGTGCCGGGGGTGCCAACCGAGTTGCCGATGGTCTTGTACGCATTGGCGACGTCAGCGTCAATGCTGGAGGCCAACTGGCTGATACGAGGCTTGAGCACACGATCAGCGAAGTCGTCCAACTGCATCGTCAGTTCGGCGCTGGTGAAGTTCACGCCGATGTGCTTTTGCGAGGCGACGGTCAGGGTGGTGAACTGCTCGTTGTCGTCCTGGGTTTGCAGGGCAGCACCGTCGGTCACAAGCGCACGATCCGGCAGTCGGATACGCAGCGTGGAGCCGATTTTTGCGCCTTCAACGGCGAACGAGTCGTCGTACTGGCGGTTGACGTTGCGGGTGAGCACCAGGTTGTTCTCAAGAATTTCGAGAGCCTTCCGGGTGATCATGTCAATGGTAAGAATTGAGTTTGCCATGATGAAAATCCTTAACGGTTGTACTGGGCCTGCAACTTACGAATCTGGCGCTGTCGTTCAGCTTCAATCCACTCCGATGTACTCATGGTCTTGGTAGACCTTGGGTCAGTCGTGTCGTAAGACGGGTTGCCGCTGTTTCTTGCTGTGACAGGTGAGATAGGCGCTGGTGCAGAAGTAGTTTGCTTGACTGGAGGATTGCTGGCCAGTTTGACCTCAATCTTCCCGATTTCTTTGGCCTGCAAGAAGGGTGTCAGGCGGGCGATCCGCTCGGCTTCCTTGACGTTAGACCCGAGGTAGTAGGCTACATCCGGGCCAATATCAGAAGACCGAATCGTCTCGGCCATCACGTCCGTGATCGGGACTCGCGGGTTGTAGGCGACCTGTTCAAAGTCGTCGTACTTGCCCCGTGCTTCCTCTTCGCGTTCGTGATAGGCGTCCAGCACTTGAGCCTGTTGCCGCTGGGCATCCCGTGCAGCGAGCAGTTCTTCAGCCTTGCGGACTGCGAGTACCTCGGCGTAAGCCTCTGGCGACTCAAACTGATCAACTGACAGATCCTTCGGTACAGACTGCCGCGTTTGCATTTCTGCAAGTTTGGCCTGCTGATCGCGTTCCCACTTACGTTGCTCTCTTGCGAGACGCTTGCCAATTGCGGCATCCAACTCTTCCTGCGTGAATACTTTTGCAGGCTGTTGCTGCTGCTCTTCGGCTTCCGGCGATGCTGCAACTACTTCAGACTCAGGGGCTGCCGTTTCCACCTGTTCTGGCGCGGTGTCTACCGCTTGAACTTCTTCAGTCATGGTCGCTCTTTAAGAGCCCTGGTCAACGGGCCAGTACGATTAATTGTTGCATCAAACACTCAAAGCAGCAACTTTTTCTTGAAACGCCTTAATACGAGCCGCCAAAGCAGCCTCCGCGACGTCCAGTTGCGCTTGTCGTTCGTTGTTCTTTTCCCCGACAGAATTTACCGCCGCTTCACGAATGGCCAGCAACTCTTCGCGGGAAGACACTTCTTTTTCTCGGGTAGAAAGCAGCCCTGCAGCAGCCGTTTCTTGCGATCTAAGATCAATTTCGCGGGAATTTAGTTCAGCCGTTTTAGCCGTAGCCTTGGCGTTCTTGGCTTTGGCTTCGTCCAGCATATTCTTGGCTTGCTCTTTGGCGGTAGCCAGTTCTTTGGCTGCTGCTTCCCGGTCAGCCAGTGCTTCGTTGACCGCTGTCAGAGCGCCTTGGCGCTTGGCCAGTTCCGCTTTGGTGTCCAGCAGCATCTTGAGTTCACCAGGAAAGGTTTTGGTGATGTACTCAATGAACTTGCTGGAGTCGATGCTGCCCGTGGTGTCGTAAACGTCCATGACTGCCTCAAGCGTAGTAGGAGATGTTCAGCTTGGCGCTGGCCGTCTGCTCAATGAACTTGATTTTGGTCAAGTCACCGTCGTACTGCAGCGTGGCGCCAGAAGCCATAGGCATACCGACAGATGCGGTCGGGTTTACATCATCGTCGCGCCAGCGGACAGCTTGCGTTTCGCAAGTGATGATGGCCAGTGAGGGTTTGCAGGCCAAGCCATTGAGGTCAGTCTGAGGAACCGTCAACCCTGTCGCGCTACTCAGACTGGTGATCTGCTGGTAGCCCAGCCGCGTGGTGATTGCTTTCAGCGTAAGCGCCATGTCAGTGTCTTTCCGTGAACGACCGTAGCCGGATTATTGCCTCGCCTGCACCTACGGTCAAGGTGCCGACAAGAGAGCCGTTGGGGCCATATACTACCCCCGAAAGCACTTGGGAAGGGTCTGGGTACTCATTAAACAAACTGGCGCTGTAGAACGTGTTCGTGTTCTCGTACAGCGAAGCGAACAAATTTTGAACCCCACCCGTTTGGGTTACGGTAGGGCTGTAAAACTCGTTAGTGTTTGTCAGAAGGCTCGGTACAAGCGTGTTGCTGTACGAAACCGTCGCGCTGTAAAACTGATTGGTGTTGGTGTAAAGGTCAGGTAGTAGCGTAGTCCCCTGCGTAACCGTCGCGCTGTAAAACTGATTGGTGTTGGTGTAGAGGTCAGGTAGCAGCGTGTTGGTGCTGCTAACCGTTGCGCTGTAAAACTGATTGGTGTTGTCGTACCTAGCCGGGGTTAGCGCGTATGTGCTAGTTACCGTGGCTGCATAGAACGTGTTGCTGTTGGTGTACAGCCCAGGCGCAAGGTTCTGGGTTCCAGAACCACCGCCCTTAAAAAACAGCAGCAACGACATGGCGCGTCAGGTCAGGGTCGATACCACCAGACGCGCCACGGATGCTCCGGGTCGCCGTCCTCGACCACCGCAAGTTCTTCCTGCGGCTCTGACCGTGCAGCCTTCGCGTCTAGAGCATCCTGCTCAGTCGGGTACGCCCCAAGACAAATATCATCCATCATCACACCCTGTATCCGTTGCTGCCGTAGATTTCCGGTTGCTGCACATCAATCACTTCGTCGGTGCGAATGTTCTCGGCAAAACGAACATAAGTGTCGCCAGAGGTAGCAGCAGCAGCCGCGTTGTATGTGTTGGTGACAGTTCCCGCTGCCATCGTGCCGACGTTTCTTACCTTCAGTGTGACCTTGATTCGCTCGCCAACACCCATCGCTGTACTGGTCGGGGTCAGATTGGCCGTCCTTGCAGCATCGACCGTTCCATACTCAGCGCCAACCACCGTGTCAGCAACGATGGTGCTTAGTACCGCGCCTGCGTTGTCACACCGCTGAATCAGAACGCCTGCGCCTGCATTGACAGTATTCGCGCTCTCGTTTCCTCGAATGTTTGGCGTGACCGTGCCGCTGATAGTCACAGCCTCGGTGATTGGCTCGCTGAACCATTGCAGAGCCTGACCTCCTGCTGAAGTCGTCACCTGAATGTTAGTGCCACCTGCGGTTGTGGTTGTGACCGCAGTTTGACCTGTGCCACCAGTGCCCACACGCCCTCTGCGCTGACTGAGAATGCGATCCCCAGCCCCTCCGACTGACGATGTAGTCCCCCGCAAGAAGAAGTCGGTCGCCATTAGATTTCATAGCCCCAGACGTTGACCGTGATCGACTGGGCATTGGTCGTCGTCAGACGGAGTATGAAATCGGCAGTGCCACGCATCGGGGTCGGGAAGGCAATGTAAACACCCGGCTTGTTAGTCGCGCTCGGCGCAAACTCGCCGTCGAAAATGGCAAAGTCGCCCGTGTTCGATGTGGCACTGCTGTTTCTTGTGTAAGTCGTATCGGCAGAGCCACCAAACCAAACAATTGCCGTGCCTGCGGTCGTGCCGTAGGACTGAATCTGAAGTGAAGTGATGACCAGTGCTTTACCTGTGGCCGGTGTCCAGAGCGCAGTACCAGTCTGCGCTGCGGTAAATTGCCATCCCTTGCCTACAGAAACCGCACTTCGTACACGATCCCATGTCGTGCCGTTGAATCCGTAGCCACGACTTGAAACGTGCAGCGAGTTGACGGTATTCGCTTCAGCATCAGACTGTGACGCATCAACAGCAACCGCTTGCGTGCCGTCACCGATCTGCACCTGGCCCTGCACCCGGCTGACATCGACTAGCAATCCGTTGCTTGAATCAGCAGGCACAAGCGTGCGAGAGCCGTCTGCGCTGACCGCGATCTTAAATAACTGGACATGCTCGCCAGTCGTCGTCACCTGATCCGTGGCAATGTCAGTGCCGCTGCCTGCTGTGATTGGGACGTTATCTGCCACGGTCTACCCCTTACAGCGCAAAGATGCCGGAAGCGTTCCAAGTGATCGAGATGTCGCCGCCGTTGGGCGTGACCGGCAAACCAGTCACCGAGGTGTCGATGTACGCCACCAGACGCGAGGTGCCCGCCACACCCGTATCGATGTAGATCACCAGAGCCTCGACCGAGTTACCCGTGACTGCGGTGTAGGTCACGTTATCGCCGTCAAACACACCGTTGGTGACCGTGGTGTTGTTGATGGTCTGCGCGGTGCCAACAACGCCAGTGAGCGAGGTCAGGAACTCATGCGCCGCCGAGTAGGTGTACACACCAGTATCCACCAGCGCCACCTTGACCGTGCCGTCGTTGATGTCAACGTTGGCAGAGGCATCAAGCAGCGCCTGCTTGTACAGAGGATATATCGCGTTAGCCACAATTGTTCCTTACGCAAGAAACTTGAGTTTGTAGATCGTTGACAGATATTGCCCGACGATCTCGTCAATAATGTTCTGGATAGGCGTGTCGGTCTTTTCGCACACCTTGAACCGCATAGCCTCAACATCCGCCAGCGAGTCTTCCAAGAACTCAAGAATGTTGCCGGTCTTCTTGGCGCTCATCAGCGTGATTGGCCCGATCAAGCCATGCCTACCCTGAAAAGCCTCGGCAAACTTGTCCGCAAGATCCACGATATTGTCGTAGAACTCATTGAGCGCCGAGTGTTTGGCAAACGACCTGGTGTTCAGATGCACGCTATGCGCCACATCGCGGGCTAGAAACAACGTACCTACAAAATCCGCACAGTTACTCATTGCTGCATCTCCCGTTCGGCAACAGCCATGTCGCCTGCCGTCATCACATCCCGCAAGGTCTGCATCACAACCTCTTGAACCTGCTCAGGCTGCATCCCCGCAGCTACTGCCTGCAGCCTGCGAGTCTCAGCCTCGTAACTCTTGACCTCGGCGTCCGTCTCGGCCTTGAATCGGTCAATGTCCAGTTTTTGAGCCTCCATCGACTGATTGACCTGCTGCAGCATAGTTGCCATCTGCTGCATCTCTTGGCCCATTGCCTCAATCTGCTGATTGGCCGCCTGCAGCGCAGGATCTTCGTCCGCATCGCCCATAAGGCGGGGGTCGATGGTCTTGGCAAACCGCTTGGCCATTTCTTGAGCGCCAGGCCAGTCCATGTTCTTGACGAACAGATCGCCAGCCACTGACCACAGTTGCGGGTTGCCCTGCAGCAGTTGCGCCATCGCCTCCAGCGCTTCCTGCCGCTTGGTTGCGTAGCCGGGGCCGGTCACCACCACAACATCGTACTTGCCAACGCTGGGGTTGTAGATCTTGTCGATCACAATACCCTGCTCGTTGACAATCTTCTTGACCGGCTCGGGCTGCATGGGGTTCATCTTCACCATGCTCGACTCGCCGTCCTCGCCAATGATCCTAGCGATGCGCTGGGTGTCGTAAATCTTGGGGATCAGATCGACAAGCTGGCGGGTGACATACCTGACCGCTCGGGCCAGATTGTCAACGTAGTGGTAGGTGCCTGTGTCGCCCTCTTTCTGGCGCGCCAAGATCGCTCGGCCCGACCGCTCGTTGCCTTGCAGGCCCAGCGAGGCGTCGTACTGGCCTGTGACCGCTTTGATGTCCTCAGAAGCGCCCAGTTTGGCCTGTAGCAGCCCGCTGGAGGCCATCGGAGGCTGTGCCCGCTGGGGTAGTGGCAGCATGTTGCCCTGACCGTCTGTAACGTCAGGATTGACCTCCAGATAGGGCCAGTTCTGCGTGTTAGCGGTCTTCCACTGGTTCTCGTAGCCCTCAAACTGGCCGCCGTAACCGATGAACGGCGCTTTTGGTGCCAGCGCCAGCATCTCAGCCTCTTGGCTGACCCAGTAGTTGTACATCCGCTGGGCATCCTTGGCGTTACGCACCAGCCCGCTGACGTACATCCGGCCCTCAACCTCAAACTCGTTGCCGACCACTCGCACGACCGGGATGTACTTGCCCGCCCAGTCGCGTTCCTCAAGGATCTCGTAGCCGTTGATCTTGCACCACTTGATGCGTTTGCGGTCGGCCTGACGCGAGCGCAGCGGCTTGCCGTACATGGCCCGCATCTGCTTATCCTCGGGCGTGCCGTTGAAGGCCGTTACATTGCCAGGATACAGGTTCAGCGTTGCCCGGTCGTACTCAACATAGAAGTACTCCGCAATCCGCACTGTGTTCTGGTTGATCCACTGGCTCAGGGACTGGTCGCCTACACCCAGGCTCATCAGTGTGGACATGGGCGCTGCGTTGGGGTACAGCCGCTCGTACTCTTCCTTAGTGATGTCTTCAGTGATGAAGCACCACTTGGCGTCTGACCCGCATGGGTCTTGGATCATAGGATCCATGTAGACCGAGAACGAGTTGCGGATACGCCCGATCTTGATGTCTTGATCGAATGTATCTTCGTCGCAGTACTCGGTCAGGACACGAATGTAACCCTCGCCGAACGCCACCTGATTCTCGCAGGCCGTGTCGTAAGCAACATCCGCGTCCGAGATGTACTCAATGTGCCGCACCACGCCGTCGAAGATCTCCGCGACCTCGATGTCCGCACGGTCGTCCGCCGGGATGACCTTGCCGCTT